TCGTTGGATGTTCGTATACAGACCCAAACTCAAAACAAAAGGTTTTCGCTCAATATTTTCCAGCAAACACAGTAGCAGATGACGCTGTTGGATATGTTGTCGATGACCCTGATGTAGTATTTCAAATACAAGCTGATGCATCTATTGCCCAAGCTGGTCTTGGTGCAAACGCTCCATTAGCTGCAGTGCAATCTACATCAACTGGTTCAACTGTGACAGGTAACTCTACAACTGCATTGGATGCAACAGTAGCGACTACCACACAGGCTTTCAGAATTGTTGATTTCGTTGACTCACCTAAATCATCTGTAGGCGATGCGTTTACTGATGTATTAGTGAAGTTCAATGTTGCTCAACATTCTTACACTAACGCAACAGGTATTTAAAGGAGAATAAATCATGGCAATTTCAAGAGCTCAGTTATTAAAAGAGTTGCTCCCAGGCCTTAATGCTTTATTCGGAATGGAATACGAGCGTTATGGAGAAGAGCACACAGAAATCTACGAAACTGAAACATCAGAACGTAGTTTTGAAGAAGAAACAAAACTAGCTGGTTTTGCTGGAGCCCCTGTCAAGGACGAGGGTGCCGCTATCGCTTACGACAATGCTCAAGAAGCGTTCACAGCTAGATACAATCACGAAACCATAGCTTTAGGTTTCTCACTAACAGAAGAAGCTGTAGAGGATAACCTTTACGATACTTTATCTGCGAGATACACAAAAGCTTTAGCACGTTCAATGGCTAATACTAAACAAGTAAAAGCTGCTAACGTATTAAACAATGGTTTCTCAGGTGGTCCTACAGGTGGAGATGGTAAAACATTATTCGCTACAGACCATCCGTTAGTATCAGGTGGTACAAACAACAATACTCAATCAACAGCTGCTGACTTAAACGAGTCATCATTAGAAAATGCGGTTATTCAAATAGCTGCGTGGACAGATGAAAGAGGTTTATTGATTGCTGCTAAACCACGTAAACTAATAATCCCACCAGCGTTACAATTTGTTGCTACACGTTTATTAGACACTGACCAAAGAGTTGGTACATCTGATAACGATATCAACGCATTGAAAAATAACGGTGCGATTCCTGAAGGATATGCTATCAATCATTACTTAACTGATACTGATGGCTATTTCTTAACAACAGATGTACCAAATGGTATGAAATACTTTGTAAGAACACCATTAACTACATCTATGGACGGTGACTTCGACACAGGTAATGTAAGATACAAAGCCCGTGAAAGATATTCATTCGGATTTTCCGACCCATTAGGAATGTGGGGCTCACAAGGTGCCTAATGCACACTTGAGAGTGTTCAGTTTTTCATAGTTCTGAACACTTACTCTGAAAACCCAGCTAATCTCTCGCTGGGTTTTCTTTTTGCTTTTATTTATTTTTAAAATAGGTATAATTTATATATCGGGAAACATAGAACTTATCTAACTGCCCCCGAACAGACGCATACACGATAGATAAGTTTTAACTTTGTATGGAGATATAAGATGGCTACATCAACTTTTTCGGGTCCAGTGGTATCCAAAAATGGATTTATTAATACAGGACCAGGTAATGTCGTAGATGCTGATTCAAGCATATCTTTAACAGTCGCTGCACACGCAGGTAAAATTATTCATAATGATGCCGCTGGAGCAGTAACTTACACATTACCAGCATTAAACGCAACAGCAGACGGAGCAAGCTCAGGACCAAGTTCTGATATTGACAATCTAAATAATATTGGTTCTACTTTTACAATAGTAAACTCAATAACAAAAACTGGAGATTTAGTAGTTCAAGTTGCAAACTCAAATGACGTTATGACTGGTTCAGCAACAATCGTTGACACAGATACAAATGATAACATGGAAGGATTTGTAACAGCTGCTGCATCAGATACTATTACATTAAATGGAAGCACAACAGGTGGTGTAACACACGCTACAATCACATGTACAGCTATTAGTTCAACTAAATGGAGTGTTTCAGTTATCACAGGTGGTACTGGAGACTTAGCTACACCTTTTAGTGCAGCAGTTAGTTAATAGGAGAAAAATATGAGCAGTAATGGAGAAATATGGGCAGTAACCCCTTCCACAAGTGCTACATACTATAGAGCTGCAGCATCTATATCAGGTGCTGGGGCTCTGACCCTACTCACCAATGACGCAGGCCCTAACGGGGTTGGTTATAAAGTTAGATTTACTTCAGCAGGAGACGACAGTGGAGATACCTTCACTATCGTTGGTATTACTGTGGCTGATGCACTAACAGGAAACTCAACTACAGAAGTCGTTACAGGTGCTGACACTGGGACAGCTGATTCTACTAATTTTTTTACTAAAGTTACAAGTATTACAGCATCAGGTGCTTCAGCAGGGAACGTAAGTATAGGAACCACTGGGTCCATAGCGTTACCTAGAACTAGACTGAAAGGGTTTTATTATCTAGCTAGTGGTAGTGGAGGTAGTATTAAATTAAATCTAAATAGTACTTCAGGTACAGAATTGTTAAATATAGCAACACCAGCTAGTGCAACAGGAACACAAGATATGTTTCTTCCTGGCATGGGTATATTGACAACTTCGACTGGTAGTAGTATTAGAGATTTTGCTATAGTTACTATAACTAATGTAACTAACACAGTGTTATTTTGTGGATAGCTAAATATGGCTACTAGAAAAAAAGGGATGGGAATAAAGACTTCGGTTAAGTCTGGTAATTTTAGAAAGACTAAAGATGGAGCGGGGATGACAAAGAAAGGTGTAGCAGCCTATCGTAGAGCCAACCCTGGTAGTAAATTACAAACAGCAGTAACTGGAAAAGTTAAAAAAGGTTCTAAAGCTGCTAAGAGACGTAAATCATTTTGTGCACGTAGTGCAGGTCAAATGAAGAAGTTTCCAAAGGCAGCTAAGAATCCTAACTCAAGGTTACGCCAAGCTCGTAAGAGATGGAAATGTTAACATGGAAGATAAAGTGCAACAAACTATAGCAGTACACTCGGCAGAGATAGAGCATATGAAAAAGGATATAGACCATATCATTGTCAAAGTCGATAAAATGGATAAGTCTGTTGATGACATTAAAGAAACTCTTGCAGAAATTAGAGGTGGTAAAGCCGTTGCAATATGGTTCTTTGGTATATTTGGAGTGATTTTAGGATCACTTGTAACTTGGTGGTTAGGTAAATAATTTAGGAGATTTAAAATGAGCAACACTAAAAAAAGAGGTATGTTAAATAAAAAAAGACTGCAAGAAGAAGCTAACAAAAAAGTTGCAGGAAGCGGGACAAGTAAGAAAAAAGATGAAAAGAAAGAAATTTCAAGAAAACGTTTTCAGGCTATATTTGGACCTAAAAAAACAACACCTAAAGGACCTAGAATGTCAGATATCATGGGTGGAGCTATGGGCCCTATGGGACCATTAGGTGGAGCAATAGGCTCTCCAAAAGCTACAGTAAAAAGGAAGAAAAAAATAGATTTAAGAAAAAGAAATCTAGCAGGTCAAAGAATGGGTCAACGTAAAGCTGGTGGCCAAATTAAAAAGATGCGAGGCGGTGGTATGCTTGGTGATTTGGACAAAGATGGTACCATGAGTAGATATGAGAAAAAAAGACAAGCTGCTATTGAAGCAAGTATGGCTAAACAAGGTAAACAAGGTAAAAAAGGAGGTGGCTTAATGGCAGCTATCAAAAAAGTTGATGCACAAAAGATGTATGGTGGTGGTATGACTAAAAAGAAAAAGATGTATGGTGGTGGTATGACTAAAAAGAAAATGATGGGTGGTGGTATGACCAAAAAGAAAATGATGGGTGGTGGTATGACTGTCAAGAAGATGAGGCATGGTGGTACAACTGGCAAGTGTCCTCGTGATGGTATCGCTATGAGAGGTAAAACAAAAGCAGGAAGAAAAACAGCATGATGAAATCTAGAGGAATAAGTAGGATAATGAAGCCTATAGCTATGAAAAAAGGTGGTAGCACTAAAGATGCTTGTTATCACAAAGTCAAAGCTAGATATAGAGTTTTTCCCAGTGCATATGCTTCTGGTGCTATAGCTAAATGCCGTAAAGTTGGTGCTGCTAACTACGGTAAAGGTGGCAAGAAGAGGAAAA